CTCTACAAGCGCGCCGGAATGTCCGAGGGCGTGAACTCCATCATGGTTCCGTTCAACGGCGATGCTCTCCGTGGCATCATGAACACGCGCGAACTGAACGATTCCGTCGGTTCCGGCTCCGGTCTTGTCGCGCAGGAAAACCTGCCCAATCTGTTTGTCGATTTCGTCCGCAGCCGTATCGGTGTCAAGAACGCGACGTTCCTCACCGGACTGACTGGCGCGCCGGTGACGATTCCTGCCCAGACCTCCGACACGACCGTCGCATGGGTCAGCGGTGGCACTACTACCACCGACGCGAACGCCGCCGTCTCCGAAACCACGCCGGTCATCGGCGATGTGACCCTCACGCCGCACAAGCTCGGCGGTTTCACGGTCGTTGGCAAAGATATGGTGCTGATGGGCAACCCCGATGCCACCGCTATCGTGATGCGTTCTCTCCTCGCCAACGTTGCTCACAAACTCGGAACCACGATGCTCAAGGGCAACGCGTCAAATCCGACCATCACCGGCGTTGCCACCGCGACCGGCGTGCAGACTCAGGTTATCGCAAACATGGCGAGTGCGACCTGGGCGAACCTCACCGCCATGATCGGCAAGATCGAGGGGCTTGAATGGGATGGAGAACAGGAGTTCGTCATGAGCGCGTCCGACAACGCTCTGCTCAAATCCATCGCCAAAGGCAACTACGGCTCCGGCTTCATCGTCGAAGACGGTTACCTCGACGGTCGCAGAGTCCACGTTGACGGCTCCCTCAGCTCCGGCGATGTCTTCCTCGGAGACTGGTCGAACGTCGTTGTTGGTCAGTGGGGGGGCATCGAACTCATGGTCGACCCCTACACCCTCGCGACTGCCGGTTCCGTCCGCGTCATCGTGAGCCTGGTCTGTGACATTGGTATTCTCCGTCCGAATACCTTTGTCATGCGTACCGCCGAATAAGCGTTCGACGATCTCGTTCTCTCCGGCATCTTTTTCCTTTCCTGCCGGAGAGGGCGTTTCCCCTCAACCAACGGAGTACAAATCATGCTTCGAATCCTCAAAGACTGTATCTTCGCCGGAACGAGCGTTCATGCCGGAGAAGTATTCCCTGCCGACACATTTGACACGGCAAGCGTCCAGGTTGTGACCGGAGCCGGATTCGCGGAAAGTTTCGAGCCGGAACCCGAAGATTCCGTGCCGGAAGAACCCGAAGATTTCACGGTCGAGCCGGTCAAGACTGAACCGAAGAAAACCACGCGGAAGAAAAAGAAATGAATCCGTTTGAACAAGCCACGATTGACATGATGACGAATCCTGACTTCGGCGAAGTTTGCTATATCGGCGGCTCCACCGTGGGAACAACGTGCGTTTGTTCGGAACTCACCGAAGCGGCGGTCATTACGGAGTTCGGCGATGATGCCGGAGAAAGTTTCTATCTTCGCATTGAGGCAAGACTTCTTTCCACGCCGCCGAAGAAATACGATAAGATCACATTCCGCAACGTGACGTATAAAATCGACCGCATCGACCTCGACAGTGCCGGACTTGTCTACCGCATCTACCTCAAATCGCTTTCGAGCCGGAGTAGCTGATATGCCTCAAAAGGTGTCTTCTCGCTATGCAGCGCAACTCAAAGTTGAACTTGCGGAGTTCTTCAGGAACATCCATGAGTTCAAAGATGAGACTTACGGCGAACTCCGAAAATGCTTGGTTCAGGGAGCCGCCGCATATGTCTCCGTTGCTCAACGGCATACACCTCCGTCTCTTGGGCGGCAGGACATTGAAAGCACCTTTTATCAGACGCTCGAAATGGATAGAGTGCTTGAAAAGAACGAGAAGACGAACGGCTTGCGCGTGATCTACTTTCTCCGCGAGTGCGTGCGGAATCCGCAGACGCATAGACTGAAACATATGTTCGGCAAACTGCTCCGGCAGGGGTATGAGTATGTGGTTGTCATTCACTCGAAATCCGCGAAACGCAAAGGCAGATGGACTTACTACAAAGAGTGCAAGACGATTGCCGAGGCGCGCAAGTACGCGACGGAAGACTATCGCGGCTTGTTCCGCGCGGCATGGGGTCTAGGCTTCACGCGCATCACCGGCGGCGTTCCTCCGGTGTTTAACCGCTATCTGCAACGCAGACCGACTCTCTACAAGGCAATCAACACGCTCTCGCAAGTCCGGCTCAGCACGGACTACATGGAAATTGAAATCACGAACGTGCCGATTCCTGACAACTCCGCGTTTCTTCCTGGTCTTGATCTCACGTCCAGCATTGCCTCCGTGCGCTCCATGAACAAATACATGACAAACTTTTTCGAAAAACAACGCGAACTCTAAAAAACGGATAACTCACAATGTCTTTCTTTGTTATTGACCCATCAAAATTTCTCGACCTCGTTCCGCTTAGCAATCCGAACGTGACGAAATCCGTCTCTTTCGACCTCGAAACCGCCCAGAACGGAGCCGGAGCGTTCGTCGCGGCTATCACAGGCGTTACACAGGCGAATCAGGGCTTGCCAGACTACTTTGTCGATGTTACGCTCTCCGGCTTGACGTTCCCTGAGAACGATGCCGACAAAATGATTATTTTGACGATGCACGCCGAAGCGTTGAGCGCGGTGCAAGCGTTCACGCCTCAAATCCTCTCCGCCGCGCTCGGCTTTACTGACCCTGCCGCCGTTATCGGCATCATCAATTTGGATTCCTCGTTCGCCTATGACGGCTCGACCAACATCTTCCGCATCAACTTCCGACTCGTTACCACGGACGCATATTTGAGCTACTACGAAAACGCTCTGCCGACCTATGAGGTGGATGATGTTGGAAACGGCGTGACCTACATCCGCTTTGCAAACACGAATCCGTGCGCGGTTCAGCGAATCACGCGCGTGCAGACTACAGACCCGGACGGAGGGCTTCGCGCCTCTACTGTCCGTGAGGTTGCTTACGGCTCATGGGCTGACCGCGAGAACTTGACATATTATCCCATCAATCAACCTGTACCAGTTCAAACAAACTAAAACATAACATAAAGGGAGGGCTTACTTATGGCTCGTCAGTTTGGAGTTGTCTCCGTTGTTTCCGGCACTACTACCGCAATCGCGGACATTATCGCCGAATCCGTCACGCAGTCTCAGTCCGTCGAAACCGCTATGGCGCGCGATGAAACCGGCAAAGTCATCAATCATCAGGCGTATTCGAAAACCACTACGCTCACGATCAACGGACTGCTGAATGTCGCTACGCCGACTATCGAAGCCGGTTCCGTGGTTGTCATCGGCGGCGGCACGTTCCTCGTCACCTCTGCCGAACAGGTTGAGAGCAACACGGACTTCGTGCGCTACAATCTCACCGTCACCGCTTCGGACGAGTGCATCCCTGAAGCGTATGCGTGATAAGGTCGCGTGATGCAGACACCGGAGCAAAAACTCTTTCTCGCGTCTTCGGCTGAGTTCCAGAAGCTCATCGCCGAAGATGCAGACCTTGCCGAACTTGATGCCTCGCGCATCGACTTCGACCTGGAGGGTCTTTTGCTCTGGGATGTACTCGGAGGCTTTACCGAGATTTGCGGAATGAAAGTCATGCCGATTACAAGGACGTTTGCATAGCGGTCTATATGCTGACCCATTCCTACGTTGAATCGGCTTCCAGTGACCTAGAAACGCGCGCGCTTGAATACGCGAAAGAAAAGAGTCTTACTCCTGATATATCGCCGGACGTGTGGCGTGAGTTGTGTGGGCTTGTGAATGTGGCTTTTTCTCCGCTGAAAATGTTGCCTCAGGTGACCCATGCGTCCGGCGATCCTCTTTTCGATGCCGACTGGCTTTTGTCCGTCTGCTCCGTAGTCTCCGCAGAAGCCGGTATCACGCTCCGCGATGCGGCGTTGAACTTCCCTCTCTCGGCGGCGTTCGGCTTGATGGTGATTCGTGCGCGCAAGGCGAATCCTAACGCCACTTATGCTAAGCACACGCCGGAATGGATTGAGAAAGCGGTCATGGCGCGCATTGAGCAGTTATCAGACGAGTTCCTGAAAGAGCATTACACGAAAGGCTGAACGATGGCGGCAAGAGTAAAGATTTCGATGAGTCCTGAGGAATACCTCGCCGGACTTCGCAAACTTGAAGCGGAAACGCAGAAATCCGCGAACAAGATGGAAAACTCGTTCAAGCAGTACGGCACATCCATCAATAAAGCCGGTATTGCTATGAGATACGTCTCCGCCGAAATGGGTGCAGGGGCGGTCGCGTTCGGTCGCGCGTTTCAGGTGTTAGCCGGTGGCAAGATTGCCGTCGCGGTGGCGGCGATCACTGGAGCATTCGTCGGCTTGAAGAAGATTTGGGATGAGCTGACCGTTTCCTCGGAGGAATACAAAAACAAGCTGAACGATCAGGTCGAAGCGAATGACAAAAACCTCGACTCCATGCGGAAATCGCAGACCGAGGAAGACGCGATGCTTGAACGCTTGCAGGAACTTGCGAAACGTGAAGACAAGACCAACGAGGAAAAGATCGAGGCGGCGCGTATTGCAGAAATTCTCTCCGGCAAGTATAGCAAGCTCGGAATTAGCGTGGGCGAACTGACCGGAGACTATGAAACGCTCCAAAAGGCTATCGCGAAGCTCAATGATGAGCAGAATGAGCAGAAAGCAACGGCGTTAGTCGGACAGATTAACGAGCGTGGCAAGCTCATCGAAGAACAGTTCAAAGATATTGTCAAGCCTGGAATCGGCAAGCGCATCTTGGATTTTGTCACATTCAGCGACACCGCGCCGGTCGAAACTCAGGCGGCAAACTTCCGCGCGCTCTCCGCAGCGAAGCAAAAAGAGTTCGCCGAGAAACAGAAAGCCGACGCAACCACGGACAAAGAGCGCGAGGCGTGGAAATCCCTGCTTGAAATCATTGACAAGCAGATTGAAGATAAGGAACGCTTGCTCAATCTTCGGAAGACAGATGCGGAAACGCAGAAAGAGGAGCTGAAGACACTGGAAGATGCCTCCGAAAAAGCGCGTAAAGCCACCGAAGAAGAAATCGAAGCGATTAAGCAAGCCGCAAAAGCCGAAGCCGACCGCGAAAAAGAGAAAGACAAAGAGCGCGAAAAGGCGTTGCAGAAAGAACGCGAAGCCTACGCCGAACGTCTCAACATGGAAGAACAACTTGCTAAGGCGAATAAAAAACGGCTTGACGATCAGCGTGTCAGTCTCCGCTTCATGGCGATGAACGCGCTCGGAATGAACAAACAGGCGGCAGTCGATGAAGCCTTGTTTAACGAGGCAACCGCGAGAGGCACGTCCGTTGCCGCACTTGACCCTGAAACCGTCAAGACGATTACTCAAAACACGCTTGACAGACTCGCTTTGCAAGAGGCGATGCAAACATCCACATCCGCAGAAATGTATGCTCCGCGCGTGAACTCGCTGATAGCGCGCGGCGGTTCGGCGGCTCCGGTCAAGATGCCGAAAGTGGAGGAGTTGCAGACAAAACAGTTGAGCGTGCTTGAAAAAACGAGCATTATCGCCGGTCAGATTCTCCGTCGAACCGAAGACTGGAATACCATCTAAGGAGCTATCATGCCTACCTATAATGTCACTGAAATCTATAACGGAAGAACGTGGGAACGCGATACCAACGGCATTACTACCACCGTCACCTATTCCGGCACGAAAGCAGACTGCGAGGGATGGGCGAACGCGCAGACTATCGGAGTTAGCTATTCCGGATTAGGGAGACTTGATTCCGTGCAAGTCTCGCAGTATGGCGGCGCGATTTACCATGTGACCGCAAAATATCTCAACGCGAACGGTTCAAGTGGCGGCGGTTCATCCCCTAGCGTTACGCCTCCTGCCGTCGCGTTCGGGGAATATTCCGCAACGATGGATGGCACGATGCTTTCCACTCCGCTTGAAATCCATAAGAACGCCTCCGGCAACTATGATTACAAGTGGAATTGGAATAACTACCTCTTTGCAAAGTGCGCGAAACCGGCTGCAGGACAAAGCCCGACCGTTCCGTCTCTCCCTGGCTGGTGGTCTACGCTAGGCGCGGACGCATCCACCGGCGAACTCGCCACGATACCGATTGCCGACCAGGAAACGTTCATGTGGAGTGAATCATCCGTTCCTCCGATTGAGGAAAACTATGTGTGGGTCACGATGAAGACCCCCACGATGGCAGGGTATCAGTCCTATGACCGCGCACTGTTCACGCAGACCGAATCCGTGCGTTTCCGCTCCTATCTTCTCGCTTGCGAGGCGGTGGCATCGAAGCTGAACAAAGTCGGCACACCGAACTATAACAACTATGGCTCATACTTCCATGCGAATCATTGGAAGTGCGACCGCGCACAAATCCAGTGGAGCGGAGAATATTGGATTGCCACGCTGACTTGGACTTACTCGCCGGATGGATGGAATAGCACCCTCTACCAGACGATTTCGTGAGGTGAACAATGCCGAGCTTACCGCGCAAAAGCGTAAGAGGAACGATATTCAATAAGTGGGTTGTCGATTCGATAGATCAAATCATCGACTATCTTTCCGGCAACTGGCTTCAACCTGGAAACGGCATCAACATCCGGCGTACACCGTCCGGCACGATTATTGAACTACAGAAAGCGAACACCGCTCCGCAAGCATCCGGCGGTGGTGGCGGCTCTGTGGTTGCAACCGGCTTTCCGAATTATGCAAACGTTGTCACAAATGTTGCGGTCAACACTCCGTATGTCTACAATTATCCGGTTTGGGTAATCGGCACGATTGAGGCAACCGACAACGAGGGGCTTACCGTGACAATCGGAAGTCAGACGTTTAATCTTTTTGAGTTCGTTCCGACGTATATCTCGCAAGCGACTTACAAGGTGTTCGTTTCTTTCCCTGTTCCGACCGGAACAACTTTCTCGTTTACACAAATCGGCGGCTCTGTCTATTCTGGACTTCGAATTTTCAGTTGTACCTAATCTTAAAATCACATAAAAAGGGAGGCTTTACATGGCTACTGTTTATTATGACCGTTGGGGCGGCTATCAGGGAGAGAACCCTGCTCCGCCGACCGAGAAACTTCCGTACATTGTCGAGGAGGCAGGGGGTGGCATTACTTACATCTGCTTTACGCCGGATGATGCGAACGGCAATCGTGTGGTGAAGCGCATCACCGAGGTGAGTTCCGAGGGCGTTACCACTACCACGATTGAACACGGCTACGGCGAGTGGACTGACCGTGCTTCTCTCACCTACTACCCCATTAACGAGGCGATTCCTGTGGAGGAATGAACATGAAATACTATGAAGACCCCATTCTCGGCAAAGGTCGCGCGGCAGACGTGACTGGCGGCACTGGCGGCGGTGGTACTGAATACATCGGCGGCTACCGCATCACGATTGCAGGGCAGACTATCTCCAATGACCGCTATATGCCTATCGAATCTGTTTCCGGCAATACCGTCACTCTCATGGCAGGGCACGCTTACAAGGCGTATGCGACCAGCACGGCAATCACCCTGAACACCGAAGCAATCCCCGCAAACTCGTTCGGACTTGAGGGGCATATCGAACTTTTCGTCTCCGGCACTGGCTACGTTGTGACCGGAACGAACGTGGTTCTTGCTCAACCTCTTGAACCTGACAGTGTGAACAACTGCACCGTCCGTTTCCATGATGGGCTGGCGATTATCAGTGTCGAAGACCACGTCGCAGGTTACATCGTGGTCAACAGCTCCACGTCCGGCGAGGGTTCGCTTTACTACGGCATCACAACCTCGACCAACGATTATGTCGCGTTCGATGCAAGTTTGAACGGCACAATCATTCCGCTTGCCGGAGCAGTCGCAGAGGGCGAGAAGCACGTTGTCGGTAACGGCTATGAGCAGACCACGCTCACTGGCGCGGTGGACTGCGGCACGAGCAAGTTCACGGTGGCGAACCTCTCGCTGAATGACGTTCAGGTCACTGGCGGCACGATGACCCTCGGTGATGTGTTTATTCCGTCCGGCTCGACCGTGGAGGTGTCCGGTGGAGGGCTTGCGGTGGAGAAAGTCACGGGGGACGGCGGCGCGATTGACCTCGGCGGCACTTACACCGTTGTTTCTTCCGGCATCACTGCTTATGTCAGTGGAGGCACGGTTTCAGGCGGTTCTATCGTCGGTTACGGCGGATTTATGGCATTGCGCTCAGGTGCGGTTGCATCTATTACAGATACAACTATAACCGGAAATACGGCTACCGGTGGTGGTGGTGGTATATATGTCACTAATGGTGGCGTTCTCATTGTCAGTGGTTGCATTGTCAGTGGCAACAGTGCGAACTCCATCGCTACTGGCGGTGCTATCTTTGTTGACGGTGGCACAGCCAGTGTTACTGCCTCCGTTGTAAGTGGCAACGCTGGTATTACTCCAAATAAAGACATGAACGTCGGTGGCTCTTGCGTGATTTCGGCAAGCACTGTTGGCATTGTTGGAGTAGGTTCAAAAGGTGTAGTGACGATCCAGGGAAACAACACGATAACACAGATCAAACCGAATTCGAGCGGCGTTACCGGAGGCTCCGTCATAATTTCCGCAGGAGCAACCGTCACCCTCACTTCCAGCATCGAACCCGGTGGCACTGGCGGCATCACCGTCCTGACTGGCGGTTGCACGGTCAACGGCAACGCGATTGCCGCTGGAACGTAC